AACAACAACAACAACAACAACAACGACAAGCTCAACAGTGACAACAACAACAACAACAACAACAACGAGATTAACAGCATCACGGAGAACAACAACAACAACACCATTCACAGGAACACGGCCAACATCCCGGTTCCTATGGTCCAAAATAGCCAACAAGACGAGCAACGGGCACCAAGTGGTGCTAGTGATGTGCACGAACGTCAGATCGACGGACGGAATCACGTCCCGGTTGCAATTGGGATCATGCGGAGTGAATGTGACAAGTCCGGAGGTGTGGAATTGGAGAGAGAGTCCGTGGGTAACGGAGGGGTGTATCGACGCAGAGCTGGCTTGTTCAAACGACCTTTTAAGCCACCTGCTAAGTTCGACACGTCCGCCACAATAAATACTCAAAAGGGCTCATTGCCCAAGCATAAAGCCGACAAGAACCATTCTGCCGGTTTCGCCACTACCAATTATGATTCCAGTAAACCATTCATGATTGACTTCATTGACCTTGAGCTCTATAATCACCTTAGGTGTGTTAAAAGCCCAAAGTATGAAGCTTATGGCAATAGAAGTGCTTATGATATTTGCTTCGAAGATCTCACCAAAAAGGCTGCGGCTTATTTTGAGAAGCGTGGCCTTTCTTCCAATTGTGCTGTCCCAAAAGATGAGGGCGGCGGGTTCGTCAATGTAGTTAGTATTGATGTTAACCGGCGCATAAATACAGTTGCTTTGGCAGCTGCTGAAACTGATAATTCGTTTCTAGCAGCGCCACGCCACATGGAGGACAAGTTCTCGTGGCAGGCAAATCTGTCAAGAGCCATCGGGCGACGCGTGACTAAGTTGTTTAGACGCTTTCGCCCGGTTTTCGCCAAACGGCCGGAGGTGCCTCGGCCGACAGTCCCACACTGTGCGGAAACATTACAGCAGACGCTTTCAGCAGCAGAACACATTGTGTCCTCCATCCAGACCAATGTGCAGGAGGCAAGAAATTATGCCAATATGCTGACTGGAAAGCCGCTAAGTTCTCAAAACCTAAGCGAGTCTGCTCCGGGCCCTCGGGCTACCTGAGTCCTTTTTGCTTACCTTCCTTCCAACCCAAACCAATTAACATCCCTAGAAAGTGTGTGTGCAATGAGGAAGTTGCCATCACTAATAGGTTGCTTTCGGGCGAAGTGAAAGGAATCAAACTCGATGGTGAAGTTACTTATGATACTAAGATAGTTGCTAGTATACTGGACGACTTGGCTGCAAAGGTCAAACCGTTTTATCAGTTAGGCGATCTACCTAGCTTCATCACCGAAAAGAAAGGGCGAGTACGAGGTAGGCTTGAGGATGCCGTGGCTGCTATTCTGGAGAAAGGGGTTAATCCAGAGTTAGCGTCCGTCAGTGAGAAAGGTGTAAGGATCACTGACGGAGGTGATTTTAATATATCAATGTTTTTGAAAACAGAGATATATGATGAGGAAATGAAAGATCCAAGGATGATTGCTGGACGTAACCCAAAATTCAATGTTGGTTACGCCAAATTCATGACTCCTCTCGAGCTAGCTTGCCATAATGTACCACAGATTATGGGCGGCTTAAATATGTCTCAACGTGGCAGTGCATTCCAGACTTTGTTGTTTGGTGGCATGTTCCTGGAGGCAGATTTTAGCCGATTTGATAGTACGCAGAACCACAAACTCTTGTATGACATTGAGTGTGGCTTAATGCGGAGGCTCTTGAGTGATAAAGATTATGATCTTTTCTTTGACTACTGGTTAGTCAAAATGAAAAAGTACGGTCAATTTCCCAGTGGTGCAAAATTTTCTTTGTACGGCTGTCGAGGTTCCGGTGACATGGACACTAAGGTAATGAACACCATTATCAACTATGTCGCCGTTAAGTACTTCCTCATCAAGAACGGTTTCCCTGAGGACAAATTCATCGTTGACGGCGATGATGGAGTCATCTCCGTTCCTCGTGCGACCTTCACCAATACTTTCCCAGAGTTTGGGTTGATTATTGATGTCAAGTTGTCGACTGATTACCATGACGTGAGCTTCTGTAGCTCGCATTTTATGAAAGTCAATGGGTCAGGTGACATGATGCAAGTCCAGAATTTCTTACGCACTTATAATAACATAGGCGTTTTAAAATCTAAGACATTTTCGCATTGTGTCGGCGAGTATTATTACAATCTTGGGTACATGTACAAAATTTTGTACCCTAACTGTCCTGGGTTCCATGAGTTGTCCAAATTTCTCATGGGTATCACAAAGCGTGTGACATGCTTTAAGCCAGCTTTGTTGAGAGAGTTAAACCCATATTATAGTGAATTATTACAAGGAAAATCGCATCGAGTTGAGCCTGCTACAATCTTTACGGAGATGATGCAGTGTTACAATATCAGTGCTGGTGAGTTGACGTACATGATGGACGCTCTTAGTGAGCTGAAGTTGTGCTTGCCTCCCAGCATGGACAAACGATATCGATGCGTCCGACCACCAACACGCAAACATAGCATTGAACAGTATCGCACTGCTGAGATGCTTGTTGACAACGCTGTTAGTCTTAGTGATATTCCCTATATTTACCAAGCACCCATTCTGCTACCGAACCTGCAAGTCTCACACAAATGGCAAACGCCATGGTGGCGAGACAGTCCAGCTGGTGTTCCAAGGAGAGCAGGGTGATTACCGACCGAGAAGGCAGGGGGGCCATAACGCGCAAGCGACCCTGTTTCTAATTCCTCCGGTCGGCATTCGTCA